TTAAAGCGCCAGCTTCGAGTTAAGCATCGCCACCTGATCGCTGTTCATCTCTTCAATCCATTTAGCATAGATTTCATACACCATCTGCGCATTTTCGTGCCCCATCTGACTGGCAATAAAAGACGGGTTAGCGCCTGCTGATAATAACCAGCACGCGAAAGTGTGCCGTGTATGGTACGGATTGCGGCGACGAATACCAGCACGTTTTACAGCAGAGTCCCAGCGAGCGCCAATACTGCTCAGAGAGTAGTACGGTTTCTGGGCACCTTTCCTCACTCTGGGCATGAAAACAAAATGCACCTTCTGCTGTTCGGTTAACCCATATTCGCGGTGGTGATAGGTAATCTCCGTTTTGGGGAACAGCGCAGTCAGAGCACTCTGCGCTTTAAGAGCTTCGATTGCAGGAGTAAGCAAAGTCACTGTCCGGATCCCTGCATCTGTTTTGGGCGGGACGAACATTCCCAGTGCATTCAGGTTTCGTCGGACATGCACGGTACCGTTCGCCAGATCGACATCTTCCCAGGCAAGCGCGGCAAGCTCACCATGCCTCAGACCGGAGTAGATGGCGAACTGCCACATATTTCCTTTTTGCCCATGGTTGGCTGTCATCAGTTGATCGAACTCGGCCCGGGTCAGAGGGTCAGGTTTGGGTCTGCTCTTCTGTAGTTTCTTTATTCCCGAATATGCCTTTTCTGTGGTGAATCCTGACCGGTGAGCGAATCTCAAAAGTGAGCAGAGCAGGGAGATATAATTATCGACGGTTCTTACACTGCGACCGATCTTATTGGAGCGAACATGGACGGCATACATTGTCTGTCCCTCAAGCAACTCCGTTCGATAGCGCAGTACGTCATTGTGCTTTATCTCGCGAATGAGAGTGCCAGCGCCGACTACGGCCACGATGGTTTTCAGCTGCGATGCCGTTTTGCGCAGGGTATTGGCGCAGAGCTCGATTTTACGGTTAGTTAACCAGGTATCGACGAGTTCACCGAATAAGCGGATTTGAACGGTGCCGGGGGTAGATTCTGCCTGCTTTGACCCGGGAAAACGGGTGCGGTAATCAAACTCTCCCAGCGAAATCTCACTGACTATGATCGTCCTTAACTGGCCTGCTTTCTTTATATTAGAAGGGGTGGGGATCCACCCCCTGAGCAATTCCCGGCAGCGCTTACCTTTATACATGAACCAGATGCGGATGCTTTGACCGCGAAGCTCCACGCCTGGTGGTAAGTCTGTCATTTATGCATCCTGTATTAGCTGGTTAATCTTTGGGTAGTTGTACCAGGTTATCCCGCGAGATGTCTTAATGCCGGTAGGGGAATGCCGTTTAAAATGAATCCCCTCAATCCAGCACCCCTGGCGGTACTGTTCAATCTGGCGATTATCCAGACCGGTCTTTGCCGTCAACCTCTCTGCTACAACCCACTCTTCAGTAAAAATCACCTGTGCCATCTTTCACCTCAGGTAACCGGCATCAGTATAAAGATGCCGGAAAAGTGTTTGTGATATTTCAATATCAAGACATCCGACCGGCCAGAGCACGTAGTCTCCGTGCCCCTGTGATAGCCGTAGCCACGTAGCTGTTGCGGCGATTCACCACCTCAACTTTGATCTTTGCGCCTTCCACCAGCACCATGTATTCACTGGCGGTTGCCCGGCTGGCGTACTCACCAAACCTGGCAACATGCTCAGCCAGAGCGGCATCACACGCCTTGCTTGCCAGTGTGGAGTCATTTCTGCTTCGGTTAATCAGCCTCATTCCACACGCTCCGGATCAAATACGTCCCAACAGTTACGCTCCGCGTTTGCCTGCAGTCGGCGTTCTTCAACCTCCAAAAGCGTGCGCCCGGTCAGTTTCACGACCTGCTTATTCGTATGCTTTAACAGCAGCGCCAGTTCCTGCGTTCCCCAGCTTTTTTGTTTCCCGGTCATCGCATTAATCGGGAGGGCGGGCCCTCCCGCCTCCCTTAGGCCATGCTCACGTATTCAGGCTTCATATCCGCCAGGGTGATGGCGAACTGCCCGTGCAGCTCGTCACCGAGATGGCGTTTTGCTGCCGCCAGTGTCTGCTCTGCTTTGGCGAACAGGTCCACTGCATCCGGTTCGTCAGGCTGGGGGAGGGAATTAATTGCCGCTTCAACCTTGTTGCGCGCATCTACCAGGTAATAACGCTTCACAGCCTTGTTCTTGAGCTCAGTGAACAGGGCCGAACCCAGCGTGTTCTTGGCGCTTTCGATATCAGCCCGAACTGCTTTGGCGTTATCTAAGTCCTGAGCAGCCTCAATACGATCCCGGAACTCATCGGCCATAGCGTCGATGTTGGCAGCGGACTCCTGCACGCTGTGCGTGGTTGTTACGCTGTCACCTTTGATGTCAGCCAGGCTTACGCGCTGTGCGGGTGCCGGATTAATTTCCTTCTCGGTGCGTGGCTCAACCTCATCCGGGCTGTAGACGCCAAGTATGACCTCCGGGCAGTACAGGCGCGCCCAGTACTTCACCGCGAGGTAAGCGATCTGCTGCTTAGGTGCCGTTTTCCACAGTGGGGAGTTCCGGGTGGTGATGTCAGCCAGGTAGATATTTTCGCCCCAGGTGATATCTGTTTCACCACGCAGCACCGCGCCTACCCGGATAAACAGACCTGCCTCATCGCGAGTATCTTTCTCACCGGCGATTTTTTCCCAGTCACCGCCATATTTGTAATGGAAGCGACCCACTATGGCGCTTGAACTGGAGATAACTGCGTTCACCAGTTGCGCTTCGTAACCCAACACCCCATTAACCAGGTGAGTTTTCTGCGCCACCGCGTAAGGGTTCATACCCCACTGCATGGCCTGCATGACGATCGCCATACAGTCGGAAGGTTTCCCCGCCAGGTGCTTTGGTACGGTCACGGCGGACTTCGCCATCAGTTCGGCAAAAGCGGTCAGCTGGCCGAGCGCCTGCACGTTGAATACAGCGTTGCTGGCAGAGATGGTGTTTGGAGCCTGCTCTGCGGCGATAATATTGGTGTTTTGCATGGTCATTCTCTCCATTAAGCCAGACGCAGCGCTTCAAGGCGGCGCAGGTCGAAGTCGTTCAGTTCGTCTGTGTAGTCTTCAGGGATCGGCGCTGGCCACTCGCCAGTGTCGAAAGCGTTAGCGATGCGGTTCATGGTCTGGCGATACTCGAGCATGCCCAGTTCAATCAGCTTTTCGCTGGCCTCGACGATGGCGATCCAGTGATAACCCTCGTCTTTGTTGACGAAAATCCAGAAGAACTGGTCCAGCGCAGCGGTATTCATGTACATGGCCGCACTGAGGTGATAATCGCGGTCAATGATTTCCCGGTGCAGGCGAGAGCGCAGGCCGGACTGCTTCACGTTCCACATGCTGATTGTTTTCAGGTCGGCCCCGATGCGAACGGCGTCGATGTCGATTTCCAGATCCGGGCGCACGCGAATTTCCAGCCCGGTTTCTTCATCAATACCGAAATAGCTCGTCTCAACAGCGCGATCAGGGTGCAGCAGCAGCTTGCCGGCTGTCGGATGCTCGTGCAGTGCTTTCTGAATGGCCAACGCCGTTTGCATCTGCTGCTGGGTAACCAGAATCTTGTCGCCCGGGTTCTCACGCCATGCATCCAGCAGTTCGTCAGCGAATACCGCATTCGTCTTAACGGATTTCACCGCCTGGATCATTTCCGCTTTGGTGCCGGACACTTTCAGCGGTGCCGGTTTCTGCGCTTCCTGTTCCACCAGGTCAGGGTTGATGATCGCCAGCTGCTCGTAGAGCGCATCACGGCTACCGCTGGTTTTCACGGGCGCGGGCAGGGTGGCGTTGTACTCTTTGATGCAGGCCTTCATCGCAGATACGGTGAAGTTTTTATCGTCACCAACGATCCGCTTAAATTCAGAAGGCAACTCAAGATATGCCAGGCCAATGGCATCTTTATCACCGCTCATCGGCACCGGCGCGGGCAGGGTGGCGTTGTATTCTTCCAGCAGAGCTTTGATATCATCAGCACTCAACTGCGCGGGCAGGCTGGCGTTATGCTCATCAATAAAGGCGCGCAGGGTCGCCGCGGTGGTGAATGCCCCCTCCGGAATCACTGGCTCTACGCTGAACTCTTCATCAAGGTTTTCCGGTTGCAGCGCCAGCGCATGTACGAGGTTACCCATATCCAGCACTTTGGAACCTTCGCGCGGGATGGTCTTAGCGACGTGGCGCGCGTTGAAATACATCAGGCTGACGCGGGCATCCTTCACCATGGTGGAACTGATGCCATTCGCAGCGTGATATACGTTATTCGGTAGACCCTCATAGCGGCCCGGTTCGAAGTATGCCGGGTATTCGGCTACTGGTTCGGCCTGATGCGCTTCTGTCTCGATCTGATTCACTTTTGGTGTGTTTTGAAGCGCAGAATCGTCATCTTGATGCGCATTTTTCGCGTTTTGGTTTACATCATTATCTTCCTGGCGCGCCAGGGTCGGCGCTGCAGCGGCAAGAATTTCAGCCGTGGTCAGGGGAACTGTTTCTGCAACAGCTGCATGAGCGCTTTCATCTGGCAGTACTGCCGCTTCGCCTTCCGGAACCGCATCGCCATTTTCGGTTTCATTTCCGTGATCCGTTTCCATCTGCACATTGGTGATGCTCTCCGCATTTTCTGGTTTTGCGACTTCATTTGAGGGGGTATCCATCAGGCCATCAATGGAGAACACGCCGTTACCCATGCTGGCTATTTTGGGCTGTTCGGCTGCTGCCTTCTGCTCTGCTGCGACCTGCACCATTACCTCGTTTTCCCAGCTCTTTTCTGGCACGTGACCGGCGGCCGCCAGGGTTTCTTCAGTTGGGTGCTCATGATCGCTTTCAGTCAGGTTCTTGTTGATGTAACGGCTCAGCAGTTCCGGGAAGCTGTGAACGTTTTGTTCTGCACCGCGAATAAGTGCGAAAATAGCAGCGCGGGAATAATCCAGGATGCCAGCGCGTTTGCGCAGGGCGGCCGACCACTCTTTGAACGGGCTCTCTTTCTTACTGACGATCTCTTTTGCATGGCGGAAAACACCTCCAGGGATATCATGGATGTTGAAGTCCATAGGCAGGGTGGCCAGCGCAATTTCAATGTCCAGAGTGTCCAGCGTGTGGGTCAGAGTCGGATTGCGATCGGTCTTATTGCCGCCCCCGGCGCAGATTTTGACGTCGGTGCGCTGAATCAGCGCCACACGGCAACCTTTCACCCATTCTTTGACAAGCAGGCCGCGATCCACATAGCTGGTTGCACTCCACGCTTTCATGAACTGGAGAACCAGGCCTAAATCTGGTGCCTTTTTGTCAGCAGGAAACACTTCTTTCACTGCATCGGTAAGCTTCCAGAGGTCGTATTCGCGAACATCTTTAAGCCCTTCAACGTTCTCAGCGGCCAGCAGCAGGTTCTGCACGAACGAGTTATCCGTGTCAGATTCAAGCGCCCGCACGGCTGACAGCTGATCGTTGTCTATATGGTATGAGAACTCTTTTTCAGCCAGAAATTGCGCAAGCAGGCGCTGGCGGAAAGGCAGCGCAGCTACGGTATGAAGCTCCGTAAGCGGCGTTTCGCGGCACTTCTCAACAGAGAACTTTTCGTCACCTGACGCATCGGTTTCAGGGTTCTGAGCTGCTGGCTGATGGCCGCTGAACCAGTCTTTTACCAGCTGGTTACGGTCGCCAGCATCGGCATTAACCCAGGCTGACATGAAAACAGCGATTGCAGCAGGTTCATGCTCTTCGTCCGGCGAGAAAATGTCTTTAATTGCCTGAATCAGCTTCCACTCAGCATTCAGGCTGAGTTCGACAGCTTCAGGAATATCATTCCTGGCTCGCAGCAGGCTCTGGAGATAGGTGTTGCCTTCGTCAAGTGCCATCTCGCTGGCAGCCATATGCTGCTCTTTAGTTACATGCGACTGGTATTTATCGCCCAGCAGGTGAATGGCGAATCGGACAGCCGGATTACGGTTTTCAACCGGGACGGCGGGGGTGGACTCAGATGAATCAACAGTCGCATCTGGCTGAGCCGGAACGCTGTCAGCAGGATTCATTTCATTCTGCGGCGCTTCTTCCGCCTTCAGGATGATGTTCCATGTGCGCTGGTCATCGGCCAGTTCGTAGCGATCGCACCATGCGAAATCAACCACACCTTCTTCTGGCAGGTTGTTGTATACCGGAAAATCGGTGCGGATCGGCTTGGCGTAATCTTTACCACGACCGGTTTCGATTTCGGCGTCTTCCAGCGCGACATCCAGCTGCAGGTTTGCGCGCGCTGCACTTTTCGCAGTGAACCAAATCACCGCATCTTTCTTGCCAGACTTCTGACTGGCTTTAAGCAGATGGAAAAATTCCATGTCAGATCCTCATTTTTGGATGTAAGATCCCCGGGCCAGAGATAGCGCCCATTGGGTGTGTTTTTGGTTTTGGTATAAATTCCGGTGTACTTTGGTCGGTGGCACCGGACGTAAGGCCCGCTTCGGCGGGTTTTTGCGTTTAGAAAGCCGTGTTGTAACCGGCTGGCTGTTCGCCAGCGCGGACAATGCGTTCAACTTCGAAACATTCCCCCGCAACCTTCTGCTCAACAGCTGCCGCTTCACACTGCTGCTGGCTGTCGTAGACGCCCAGCACCACATCCTGAAAATCACCGTTGGTCATACCCACGGTCAGCACTAACGCGAATAACGTATTCATCAGTGTGTCCCCGCCGGTACCAGGTTTGGTTCAATGTTGCGCGAGGCATACGGGCGGCGGATGTGGCGCAGGTTGCCCTGCGGTTCATGCCAGTACATGCCATCGGTGTAACTGAACGACACAAGCCATGCTGCACCGGTACGGCAATTGCGCATTGCAATGGCTTTACCGCTTTTGGGTACTGCTTGGTTTATAGGTGCCATCTCATCCTCTGCCGTTATCGCCCGGCTGGCGGAACGTTGCTACCGGACACCCGCGCTGTGCTTGTGTCGTTGTTTGGATGAGTTAAAGATACAGATAAAACTGTATGAACGTCAACAGACAAAACTGTATAAGATATTCGCTCACACATATATAACTGTTAATGCTGGGAATAAATTTTTTAGACACAAAAAAACCGGCCTAAGCCGGTTCGATTGTAAAGGGGGGATGTTAACGCTTACGTCGATAAATCCGGTGCTCAATCATCGTTCCAACGATCTTTACTGGCTGGTGAGCACTGTTGATAACAGGGTAGTCATTGTTCAATGGAACAAGCTCAAACTGTTGGCAGCCGTTTGGATCCGTAAATGTTGGGCGGTATTTCTTAAAAGTTGCCTCGTCCTCGCCATTTTTGGCGACCACAAATTCGCCCGGCGTTGGCTCAATTTCTGGATCAACAATAATTACATCGCCATCTTTAAAATCAGGTTCCATTGAATCGCCCTTAATCTTCAAAGCGAAACAGAACTCAGAAAGAGCCATATCAGTCATTACATATTCATAGCTGCCATCAAAAGCCTCAATAGGGGGTTTAGTGGCTAAGGCACCAGCTTGAACATAGCTAATCAACGGTATTTTCCTTGTGTTTACTTCAGCCAAAGGCATAAACGCACCGCCATTTATTAGCCATGCCGGATCGCATTTGAGTGCGCTGGCAATGCCAACAATATTACGGGGCTTAAGGGTTTTACCGTCTTCAATACTCGCCCAGGATTGCTGTCTTATACCAGCTTTCTCTGCGGCTTCGGCCTGAGTAAGGCCTAAGGCTAGGCGTTTTTCTTTGACTCTCTCAGCAAGGCTCATAGATTCCTCTTCCAATATGCCTCGATATTCACAGTTTAAACTGTCATTGACAAACAGAAATAACTGTCACAGTATACAGATAAAACTGTAGGAGGTGTCATGGATAACATTTCGCAACGCCTCAAACAAAGACGTGTGGAGATGAAGTTATCTCAAGCGCAGTTAGCCGAGAAAGCAGGAATCAAACAGCAATCTCTTCAGGCCATTGAGGCTGGCAAAACAAAGCGCCCGCGTTACTTGTTTGAATTAGCCGCCGCTCTTCAGTGCGATGCGCACTGGCTGATATACGGCAATGAACCCATCGAGTCGGCCAATTTCAAGCCGACACATTCATAAATGCAGCATTTCATATTTCTATTTTCGGAGCCAACAAAATGCACACACTCAGTTTGCATGATGATACCAGGGCGTTTACCGCTTCGGTGATAAATCGCTTTCAACTAAGTGAAACCTTGCCGAACACCGATGATATCAGAGACGCCGTGCGCGCCTGGGCAGCAACAGCCGGGCAGGACGTGGTTGCTGCACACATCGTGGACCAGTGGCGCAGCAGCGGCGGGCAGGGCATCGAATTTTCCGCTGACGTGAGCCGCGCAAGGCAGAAGCTGTTTCGCTGTCTTGATAACCGCTTCGACACTGAAGAATACCGGGATCGGGTGCGTCAGCTGACGCCCGCGATCTTGGCTGTTCTCCCGCTGGAGCACCGCGGTGTACTGGTGGGCAGTGACTGCAAACTGACGCGACTGGCACATGCCGAAAAGGAAGTTGCTGAAGCGAAGCGCGCAGTACTACTGGATGCGCCGAAGCACCAGAAGCTGAAAGAAGTGAGCGAAGGGATCGTGTCGATGTTCCGGCTTGAACCGGATCTGGCCGGGCCGCTGATGGCCATGGTCACGTCAATGCTGGGGGCAATGTGAAGAGTTCAGAAAGGGTGAAGACCGTTGTGCGCCAACACAGCCGGTCTTCGGATGCAATTACGAGCAGCAATCGCGAGGTCAGTATGCCAAACACGTCGCATCAATCGCAAGCGGAGGTGATCAATGTCTGACGCCGCCGTAATCAACTTTGCAGCCCATAAGGCTGCCAGGAGCAACCGGATGGAAAACCAGAAATTTGGTTGCATCCAGATGTTCCGGAGCATCAAAAAGACGTCCTGGGCCAGGGATGTGTATCTGCGCACGCTGTGGGAGAACCTGCTCCTGGATGCTGCCAGTCAGCCGTACACAGCCAGATTTAAAGGTCATACATGGCATCTTAAGCCCGGCCAGCTGGTAGTAACTGCCGCCGATCTCGGCCAGGCGCTTTGCGACCGTCACGGACGCCCGACAAGTCGTGACGCCGTAGAGCGCATGCTCGCGTTTTTTGTCAGGGAGGGAATGATATCCATCGATGGAGAAAAGCAAAAAGGGCGCGTGATCACTATTATAAATTACGAGCAATATGCTGAAAAATTGCCCAATTTACCCGCACAAAGACCCGCACATACAACCACACATGATGAAGCCAGTAATGTCGCGGCTTGCAGGGAAGGTGCCGCACATGAAGGCGCACAAACAACCGCACATCATGAACAATATATATTAAATACTAACGTATTTAATGATCGTTCGAAAAAAGCAAAATTGCATCCTGAAGCTGCTATTCAGACCCCGGCTGGTGGCAAGTGGGGAACAGCGGAGGATCTGCAATGCGCTGAGTGGATGCTCGCGCTGCGCAATGTCACCAAACCCTCCCTGAAAAAACCAAATCTGACCACCTGGGCTAACGATATCCGGATGTTGCGCCAGCTCGATGGCCGCACTCATCGTGAGATCTGCCAGTTATTCAAGTGGGCGGCGCAGGATTCCTTCTGGCATAAAAACATCCTGTCGCCCGCCAAGCTGCGAAAGCAGTGGGACACCCTTTCCCTGCACCGTGAAGACCGCAGCCGTAAGCCCGTAAACGAGATTCCAGCCAGTGATACCCACTGGAACAGCCCTGAAGCCTGGGAGGAATTCCTGTGAACTCAGAAATTTTTCGTGCAGTTTCCAGCCGTGACGGAGAAGTCCTGGCGCGTATGGCGGGTGATGGACGTGAACAGGCCAAAGTGATCAGCAGCGATGCTGAGCGTCTGGTCGATGCGCTGTTCCGCCAGCTTAAGCAGGTTTTCCCCGCGTCAACGCAGACCAATCTTCGCAGTGAAACCGAAGAGACGGTCGCCAAGCAGCAGTGGATCGCCACATTTGCCGAAAATGGTATCCGCAGCCGTGAGCAGCTCTCCGCCGGTATGCAGAAAGCGCGCGCCAGCGTGTCGCCGTTCTGGCCGTCACCGGGACAGTTCGTTGCATGGTGTCGGGAAGGCAAAGGGGCGCTGGGAGTGAGCCCGGCGGACGTCATGAGCGAATTCTGGAAGTGGCGAAAGCTGGTATTCCGTTATCCCACCAGCGAGCAATATCCGTGGCCGCAGCCGGTTCTGTATCACATTTGTCTCGAGCTACGCCGCCGTGGTGTCGATCGCCAGATGAACGAGAAGGAACTGCTCAGCGAAGCCGGAAATCTGCTGGCGCACTGGGAAAAGCGCGTTGCTGAAGGTAAGCCTGTCCCGCCCGTTCGCCGTGCACTGGCAGCGCCGAAAGCAGAGCAGGGGCCGACGCCAGCACAAATCCTGATGGCCGAGTTCAAACGCCGCCAGGAACAGGGGAGATCATGACCATGCGCAGTAAAGACCAACTGGCGGTAATCGCATTTCTTGATGCGAACAAAACCGCAACATCGCTTCAGCTGGAGCGAAACCTCGGCTGGAGCAACAAGCACACTCACGCCATCCTGGGCCGCCTTATGCGGATCAGAATTATCAAAAATGTCGGCAAGGCCCGCCACCCGGAGTACCGGCTTTTGCAGCGCTGGCAGGAAAAAGTGAAGCTGCCTAAGCCCCCGAAAGCTTCCCCTGATGCGAAGCCAGTAGTGAGGGTTTGCATTGTGAAAACGCAGCAGGAACCGCCGTCAGTAGCAACAGTGTGCCGCCAGAACTGGCAGGGCTATCAGATACATAAAATTTTCGGGAGTGCACGGTCATGAGTGAAGCAAAAAACAACAAAGAACTGGTTGCGGCGGGGCATGAGTTCGCGCGCCTGATGTCGAGCGACACACCGATCATCGATATGGCGAAGATGGTCACGCAGCTGGCCGAACGCCTGGACTGCACCACATTAGCGCTGCGTGAAAAGGCAAAGCAGTGCGACACGCTTGCAGCAGACAACGTGGCCCGCGCCGACATCATCGGCCGACTGGTCTGGCAGTACAGCACCAGCGGCATCAGGCCGGTTAAGAACTCCCTGAACCCGGCGTCGGCGCTGCTACATGATGCGCTGGGAGTTCTGCGCCATCCGGCCACTGCAGCCGCGGTCAGCGAGCTGAAAGCGCAGCGCGTAGAGTGCGCAACGGTGCATATTAAAAAGAACATTCAGCATCTGCCGGAAAATGATCGGATGGCATATCACGATGCTATCGAATTGTGCTTTGGTGCTGCTGTACAACTACGCGCCGGGGAGGTAAACAATGTTTGAGCCGGGAACCCATTGCATACACACTTCGAAATGGGAAAAACGTAAATGTCGAGTTGTCGCATATGATGGAGATTCGGTAGTCGTCAAAATGGAGCGTGGCGGGTATGCCGGAGTACCTAAAAAATCATTGACTCCATTGCCAGAAGCGCCGAAGCAGGAGGTGAAGTAGTGGATCCGTTACTGCACTATTCCTGCCGCCGGATTACCGAGCTGGAAAGCCTGCTGCTGGTGGAGGTGCCAGACACGGTCTGACCCGCTGAGGTTTGACTGGTTTACGCACAGGTTGAAAGCGCCGGGGATCTGCCGGCGCACCACCAGTGTTGCCTGAAGTTCCAGAACAGGCGAATGTGGTTGAGAAAAATTTAGCAGCAATACTTAATTTTTAAGTATATTAATAAAAAATTATGCTGCTGAGTCTTTCCCGACAGCAAGAAAAGGCTCTTGGTTTAGTGCTGTAAAAGATGCTTCATTGTTTAATAAACGGATAAAATATAGTTTTTGCTTTTGAGATGATAATTCAATCAATCCGGTTTGGTTAAAGATGATATTTCGGCCTAAGATCGGAAACTTTTGAATTAGCGTTTGAATATTAGCTATGTTTATAGTGCCATTTTGTATTAAAGGACTATTTGCAGTAGTAGCAAGTCTGCGCATAAAATTTCTGTTTTTATGCATATCGTTAAAGATATCTAAAGGGCTTTGAAACTTTGTTACGTCTACTATGTTCAATGCGATTATATGTGGCGTTGCATTTGCCGCTAAATTATTAATGACTTGCTCGAGTCCATAAACTCTTTCAAGTAGGCTAATATTCAAAGCGTAATAAGTATTATTAAAGTAGAAGAAGTCAACGCTCCCATTAATATCAATGCTATCATGGTTAACTTCATCAAGGGTTCTACCATTTGCTGAAAAATATGATAGTTTTGTTTTTTTATGCAACGCGATGGGATACTTGTGTTGGTAAACAACTACGCCCGCGCCTTGCCCATCACAAAGATAATATATAATTCCCTTAACAGAAGATAAATTTTGCTGAGCGAAGTCAAAATCAGGAGGTGAATTATTCACTCCAAAATTAAAGACATCAGCCATTTTCGCGAGGGCAGGGGGAAGGTGATTAATTACTTGATGATCGTACTCATGAACTTGCTTATCTCTTGTTAGCAGTGAAGATACCAGTGGCATGGAGTTTTGCCCAGCATTTGGATTAATTACATCACGTCTGAGTGACTGACTAAATGACAGGGTTAATTTTTGCTCCGCTCCAGGTTCGAGCGCTACTCTGAATATCTTGGTTTGTCCTTGTACTTCTGCAACAAAATACGCCTCGCCTGAAATATTAGCAGAGTTTAATATACTGTTGATTGCTGTAAACATACCATCCTCGATTATTGGGTGATTTTTGCAAGGCATGTATTGTTATCAAGTTTTATATATTTTATTGTGCTGCCGTTATCGATATCGCCATGACATATTATTACGAATTCTTTAATTCCCCTGTCGTTAATTTTGGCCCTATAAATTCTAAATCCGAGTAATGCTAATGAAGGGTTTGAATAAAAGCGGTTGGTTTTTACATATATCATTCCTATAGCTACTATCATTATCAACAGGTTCAACATTGTCCTTTTACTGTTTACATCGGTAAAAACAAGTGGCATGACATAAGTCGTTAAGAACTCAAGATGCTCATGACTCTCATTTTTAACTTCAGAAACAGTACATGCAACGGACCAGCCAGAATTAAAAGAGAAGAGCAAGTAAAAGAATATTAAAAAGCCAGCTATAATCATTACGAAGCTAGAAATGAAGACTATATTCTTTGGCGTTATTTTTGATAGGAACAATATTGTATCTTTGTTGTAGAGATATCTTGAGAATGAAACAAAAAGATTTTTATCATATGACATTATAAAGAGGGATATGAATAGCAGCCATAGAGACAATATATATAATGCATATTTTAAGCTTGTTCTTTTTCTCATGGTTAACATCTCTCGGATTAACTTGATTTGATATCGTTAATATTTTTCGTTTGTACATGGTTAGACACCACGAGCTGATTATCGGTAATCAGTTGCTACGAATAGAGATGGACAGAGGTTATTGCAAAGTCGTTTCTGACACGCTACCGCCACAAACGCACAATAGTGAGTCTGAGGAAATGTAAAATCATGAGACTGGCATAATGATTTTACATTCTTTTCGGCGTAAAAATCTAGAACAATGCCTCTAACCATTCATTGGATTACCACTGTTTTAATATACAGTATCTTGCTCTGGCTGCAATATGGATTTTCATCAAACCTGCCGGATACTGCAATGCAGTACTACCACTGATCGCCGAGGCATTGGTGCGGGCCAATCTGCCGGAGATGTGCTCGGTTACAGAGATTGCGGCGTAATCACTTTTTAAGCCGCCACAAGTTAAGAGTGGCTTTGCGCGAAGAGCAGACTTAGAATCTTCCGATATTCATTACTTCAGAAATAAAAAAGTTTATTGCTTCCTTACTAAAGCTATGAAGTAAATAAATCGGATCGGGCTGGACCGGTTACTGGTCAGTTTTACACGTACGGGCGGTTTAGCCCTGCGTCGTCCTGTTGTTCGAACAGCGTAATGCCACGCCCTTACGGGGGGCTGAGAAAAACTACAATACAAATAGTGGCGAGACCAGCTGAAAGTGATATCAGATATTGGTTATTCACAGAAACCGAGGGTAGATGGGCATAACTGGACAGACTGTGACATTCAGCGTGAAAGGATGAAGATTAAATATGTTAGAATCCCTGCATACACAGATCTTTGTACACGACTATGCATTCCGGAAGGCATAATGACAACGCAAACATTGGAAGGAAGATTTAAGGTACTTGAGCAGGACTACAAAGCAGTAATTGCTACACAGCATACCGCTCAAAACTTGCTTACTCATCGTAATGAAACTTATGTCGATTCCGGTAAATATAAAAACTGGATTGCCAGAGTGAAAAAGTTAATTGAGGACAGCTACGGAAAAGAGTCTGACTATTACAAAGATTTTAATACTGTAAATAGCGGCTGGTCTTCTAATTACAACACCTTGACAAGGAGTTATAAGCCGTTGTTTGATGCTGCGAGAGATGACCTTGCGCACTCTGCTATCAGTATGGATACGCATATAGAAAGTTCACCGCTGAATCTCGTGCTGAATATTCTGAACAGATTTCCGGCCTTTGTTCGTCAGTTAAAGAGACGGCACCATGGCCGTGCGCCGCTTGAAGTTAATGACGAGTATGACGTTCAGGATATGGTTTATGCGCTGCTGACCCTGCACTTTAATGATATCAGGGCGGAAGAATATACCCCTAGCTTTGCAGGGGCAGCCTCAAGGCAGGACTTTCTTTTGAAAAAAGAGAAAATTGTGATCGAGGTGAAAAAAACTCGTGAAACACTGGGAGCCGGTAAAGTTGGCGGGGAGTTGCTTATTGATATGGTGCGCTACCGCGCTCACCAGGACTGCGATACGCTGATCTTGTTTGTATATGACCCGGATTGCTACATAAATAACCCTTTAGGTGTGAAAACCGATCTGGAATCTAAAGATGCGGAAGGAAAGGTGAAGGTAGTTATTGCGCAGTTCTGACACGCTTAAGTATCAGCATACAGAATAAGGTTTGTGCTTATGCCAGCCGGTCGAGCATGAAAAGGCCGCTCAGGCGGCCTGAGTTGTCACCACAGATTGTTATCTTTTCCAAGTCAAGTCCAGATCTACATGGAAATCAGCAGGCTTAAGCTTGTCGCTGTCGCTGCGCTGGATTTGAGACATTATATTTCCAACGTTAGAGCCTGTTGATATTGCAAGTTGAGTGTCATCTGTAAAAGTGATGATTAACATTTCAGTTTGATGGACTTTTGCACCCGTTTTTTGAAAACCAATCTGGACAGATTTCACCGTCTTCCCCACCATTTCTGTAGCTTGATTGATAGAGTAATTAGCTTCAACTTGCAGGTCGTCTCTGAACTTAGGTAATGTCATTTTCTATCCTCTTTAGTGAAAATTTCAGTTATTTAGCAAAATTTTTCCTGTTATATTGCGACCAGCTCTCATAAGCACCTGAGTTTGCAATGTTTCATAAATATCATGAAATGAACAGTGATGACGCAAAAAATAGGTACATTTTTGGCACAAAACGGACGTAAGGCCAAAACATACTCTCAGTAGATCTGTAATTGCCGAGATGGTAATGAATGATTAACCGCAGTAACAACTGGATTACTTTGCGGAGCGACCAAGATGTAACCGATAGTCCAGCCCGTACTTGCCACATGAAAGTAACTCGCGCTACATTGAAATGATAGGGATTCACTTTAGGTAGTTCGATATGAGGGATCAAAATGTCCAAGCGTAAATTAGCCGATTATACAGAAGAGGAATTTGCCGCAGTGGTTAGCAAAATTATATCAGCGGACTTCGCAACGGATCGAGAACACAGTGAGGCGGTATATCAGTTTAATCAGCTGACAGAACATCCTGATGGGCATGACTTGATTTATTTCCCACAACCGAATGCTGACAGTTCAGTCAGAGGTATTGTCAATGCCGTAAAAGAATGGCGTGCCGCCAATGGAAAATCCGGATTTAAATCGGTTTGATAAACACACTGCTTCGTTGATTTTCCAATATCACCTGTTCATAATGCCAGTGTCAGCCTGAACAACTGACAACCGGATACTCGCGCTGTATGGGGACATATGGCGCAACAACTACAACTAATCAAGCAGTCATCAGGAATCCTGATCCCCGCAACTGTGGAGACCAGCGATTTTCTGCATTCAAAATGCAAGCTCGGCGCGGTACTCGAAGCTGAGTTTCGCCAGCTGCGTAACCCGGCATTCCATCGTAAATTCTTCGCGCTGCTAAATCTTGGTTTCGAATACTGGGAACCTACCGGCGGGGCCATCTCCTCCAATGAGCGCAGGCTGGTAACAGGCTATGCCAAGTACCTCGCCACCTTCAGCGGCAGCGAACCCGCGTTAATGGATGCCGCTGAGCAGTATCTTGCACGCATCGCTGACCGCCGCGCCGGTAACATTAGCATTTGCAAATCGTTCGACGCCTACCGCTCCTGGGTGATTGTAGAGGCGGGCCACTACGACGCCATCCAGTTGCCTGACGACACACTCCGCAAGCACCCCCGCAGCATCGCGTTCGCCAGCATGGACGAAACCGAGTTCCAGCAGCTCTATCGCGCAGCGCTCGATGTGCTGTGGCGCTGGATCCTCTGCCGCGCATTCCGCAGCCAGGCGGAGGCTGAGAATGCCGCTGCGCAGCTGATTAGCTTCGGGAGCTGAGTCGATGAAAGAGACCTGGTTCAATCACACCGACTGCACCACACAACAGGCTGAACAGCTGCTGGTGGATTACCGACGCCGCGGCGTCATAGCTGAGCGCAGCCTTAATCCCGATTACATCATCTGGACTGTGAGCGCCCGATTGCCGGAAGGCATTAAGCCGCCGCGCCCGAGCCGGGTCTGGCAAAGCAAGGCGTGGGGGTGAGCATGGCTATCTATCGAAATAAGAAGTGGCTCGCCGCTGTTGGCCAGATAGAGCAGTGCGTCCTGTGTGGCGCTTGGGGCGTACAGGTTGCTCATCGCAATGAAGGGAAAGGGATCGGGATGAAAACAGACGATTGCGCTACCGCTGCTATCTGCGTCACCTGCCATTCAGAGGTTGATAACGGGAAGAGCCTGAGCCGCGATGAGCGCCGGCAACTCATGGACCGCGCCATTGTATTAACTCTTATACAAATTGCCCGCCGCGGGCTGGTGGTGCCTGCATGAAAATCTATGACATTACGCCGATTGGCAAACCCCGTATGACACAGCGCGATCGCTGGCATAAACGTCCTGCGACCGCCGCTTATTGGGCCTTCAAAGCGCAGGTGCGGCTGCTGGGCATCGGGCTGCCCGAGTCAGGCTATCACATTACGTTCGTAATTCCGATGCCTGCCAGCTGGAGCAGGAAGAAGCGAGCTGAGCATGTCGGGCAACCTCACCAACAAAAGCCGGACAAGGACAACCTGGAGAAGGCGCTGCTGGATGCAATCTTCGATGACGACAGCCGAATCTGGGATGGCCGGGTTACGAAGGTTTGGGGTGAGAAAGGGCAAATTATTATCAAAACAGATAAAGGGGCATTGGCATGATTCACCCATCAGAAGTTGGTAAGGCAGGGGAGCACGTACGCCTGCGCACTCTGGAGAGCGTCTGGATTCAGGGCAAACTACGCATGTGGGGGCGTTGGTCTTATATCGGTGGCGGTTCTGGCGGCAACATGTTCAATCAACTGCTTGCATCCTCAAAAATCACCAAGACAGCCATCAATGATGCGCTGCGTCGCATGAAGAAATCCGGTATCAGTAAAACTGAGCTTGAAGCGTATCTACGTGAAATCCTCAACAGCAAAAATAAAAGTGGCCTAGCGTTCTGCACCGATGAAGAGGGCCTGATAGTGGACAGGACTATTGCATCAGTACTTATGAATGATGAACACCGGGGCCTCTACGGTGTAATTGTTGACCGCTATAGACTGCGCAAGAGCAAGCTCCAGATGGCAAATGAGCTACATGCCAAACACCCTGACTGGACACTGATCACTTGCCGCCGCCGCATTGACACATGGTTAAGTCTGACAGAATCGATTCTGTACGCTCCAGTTTGCGATGCGTTCGGCACAAATGGCGACAGATTCATGTTGTAGAGTGAGCAAAAAAGTGCTTAAATAGTGGTAGGCTCGGGACGTTAAAACGAACTGAGCAGTAACACAAAAAGAAACCCGCCATCGAGCGGGTTTTTTACTTTCAGGAAGGCTATAAAGATAGATTAATGGTATAGTTTTCAAAACAAATTCTGGAGAATTAAAATGCTCTGTGGCGGTCTCTCATTGCGAGACTTTATGCATAAACTGCATAAAGTTTTGCGGCCAACAGGTCCTGTGGTTTCAATGGAGCTGTTATTTGGTCGTGAAAAGCATGTAACTGATCTAGAGCTAGCTCTATATGCAACCGGTAGACATGCATTTATTTATGGTGACCGAGGCGTTGGCAAAACATCGTTAGCTCAAACGGTTGCATTCAAACTTCAGGAAGAGAATGACCCGATATTGGTAGGTTGTGAAAAAGAATCTACATTCTCTAGTGTGATGAATGACATTATTTTGCGTGGCATCCCGCAAGATAAGAAAATAGATACGCAAGGTTGGTCTGTTGGTCTAAATGTTGCCGGTATAGGTGGTATCAGCGCAGGCAAAAATCAAAAAATTAATAATACTGAAATAAATATTGAATCTGTTTCAGCAGCTGTTCGTGCTTTACAGTTTTTAACAACAGCGCACTCGAAAGTTCCTTACATAGTAATCGATGAGTTTGACCAAATTGAGTCAGATTTAGAACGTCAAAAATTCGGCTCACTCATCAAACAATTAGGTGATCAGGCCTGTGAGGTCAAATTGATCTTCACTGGGATTGGTGATTCACTGGTAACTTTGATCGGTGGTCATAAATCTAGTGAGCGCCAGATTCATCAGGTTCATCTTGATAGCTTACCTTTGAATGGCCGCTTCCAAATTATTGACAATGCTTTTAACGAATTTGGTTTAATCGTTGAGGAGTCCGTTCGTTATAAAATAGCTGGTCTTAGTGATGGGTTTCCAAACTATATTCACCTGATTTGTGAGAAAATTCTTTTAACCTGCCAAAGCTCAACTAAAGAATTTAATTCAATTGATTACTCTCTATTTATCAAGGGGTTAAATGATGCGATTGACTCTGTGTCTGAAACGTTAAGGCAAAGCTATACCGATGCCACAGAAGGGCGGGATGAGTCTTATAAACACATAATTTGGGCAATGTCAGACATGGCAGATCTTACTCGCCATAAAACTCACATCTCCGAATCCTACGTTAAAATCTGCAAGTCGCTCGATGTGGTTCCGCTAGACAAATCCACATTCGAACGGAAGTTTAGTGCGCTAAAAAAACCCGCTTTTGGTTGTATCATAATCCCAGCATTAGGTAACCGTCCTGCTTGGTTTCGTTTTCGCGAGAACATGCTCCGTGGTTACATCCGTATGAGAGCAGAGCAGCACGGACTTGAATTAGATTTCCAAAATTATCGAGTTGCAGGAGAGCATTCAGCTCGGGCGATTGGTAAATATGCAGCTTATAAACCATTAACTAACATTGAAGGTCGTGTCGCTAAGTTGAGAGGCGATGATGATTGGCTCGATGATCTAAAAAAAGAATTACGAAAGTAACGTAATATTAATAGCTGAATCAGGCTGCCAAATGGCGGCCTTTTTATTGCCCTCGGATATGAGGGCGCATTATTGCCTTAATCAGGAGCTTAATATGTTAGAAGCTGGAACCTTTGTAAGTGAAGATGGCAAGCACACCTTAGTCATCACTTCTGTAAACTTCCAGGAAGGTACCTTACCGGAACCTTTACTGCCACTGAAACCCCGCTGGGAGCATTTACCTACCCGGAGAGTTCATTCACCGGGTCCTGGCTGTATACCGCTGAACGGGCCACCATCAACTACGGTATCGCTTGTTCCTATCGTAATGACCAGCAGGGCTATACCTATGTTATGCGTGATTACTTGGTAGGCACATCTGGTGACACCCCATCGCAAATCACGCTGAGCGGCAGCCGTTCGTATACGACTAAGGCTGGTGGGCAGCAATTATTCTCGTTTGAGAATCTTACCTTTACCCGCCAGTAAAGCCCGACCTGTCAGGAGCAAAGCCGCTATTTAATGGCGGCTTTTTTATTTTGTTATTTCTCAGACTCACAACACACAGCACCCCGACTAATCGGAGGTGAGAGATATGTCCCATATGAGCAAACTCGTAACCGGTGTCGCGCTCGGCACTTCCGGCGGCACAATCCTGAACGGTGTTCTGACAAAACTAAGTCCCGATGAGTGGAGTGCCGTCGGCGTGCTGGCTGGTATCGCGGGCATCATTATTACCGGGCTCATTAACTGGTACTTCAAACGCAAGGTCGCCAACGCGCAGGTAAAGGCGCTGGAGAAATACGGCCCGTCGGTAAAAGTGGGAGATGAATGATATGCCGATGACCATCAGCCTGCGTAAAAAACTCATCGCCGCCGCTGGTGGTGGTGCAATGCTGATCGCCTCGCTGTTTCTCGGCGGTCAGGATGGCGTCGAGGGGCGAAAGTACGAAGCCTACAAAGATGTGGCCGGAGTGTGGACCGTCTGCGATGGTCATACAGGCCGGGATATTGTGAAGAGTAAGACCTATACCGATCGCGAGTGCGATCAGTTGCTGTGGAAAGACCTCCAGCCAGCCAAGCGCACGGTTGACAGCCTGGTTAAAGTGCCGCTGGGGGAATACCAGCGTGCGGCGCTCTACAGCTTCGTGTTTAACGTCGGGTCTGACGCTTTCTCGAAATCCACACTGCTGCGCAAGCTGAACAAAGGCGATCATGACGGAGCCTGCGAAGAAATGCGCCGCTGGGTTTACGCGGGAGGCATGAAGTGGAAGGGCCTGCAGAACCGGCGAGAGATGGAGCGTAGCTTGTGCCTGGCGGAGAGTAAGAATGAAATTTGACTGGAAGCTGGTTCTGCTGCTGGTCGTGATGGCCACCCCCGGTGCACTGGCATTCTGGTACCACGGGAAAGCTGCTGATGAACAGCATCGCGCCGATACCGCCGAGCACAACCTCAATCTTGCGAACGACACCATCAACGACATGCAGGCGCGCCAGCGTGATGTGGCTGCGCTTGATGCCAAATATACCGGAGAAATTGCACATGAGAAGGCTGAAAATGAAAAGCTTCGTGCTGATGTTGTTGCTGGTAAACGTCGGTTGCAGCTCAAAGCCACCTGCCCAGAGAGGGGAGCGCGCGAATCCTCCAGCATGGATGATGGCGCAGGCCCCCAACTTACAGCAGATGCTGAACTCAATTATTGGCGTCTCAGAGACGGGATCTCCACCCTCACCAAACAATTGACCGGATTACAACAATATGTTCGAGAACAATGTCCGGGATAAAAATTCTCAGAAATGAGGGTAGATCAAAGTTGATCGCGAGTTTTTTTCATCAAAGTGAACTTCAACGTTTAGTCATGGTGCCTGTATCCTTGGCATGGCAAAGAGTTATAAAAATAACTTTCTAAATTCGACTATCGTGCTCCAAATCCCACCAAGGATAGTGACATGTTCTGCAGCGGAAGCTATAAAACTATCATATTTTTGAGCTGCGCTTTTCTTATCAGAAGTGCGTATTACTTCATTAAATTTATCAGTAAGCTCTTGCTTGACCTCAGGCGTAGCTTTTGATGCTTCGATCCCACATAGAATAGAGCTGATGGTACCCATGGACTCATGGGAAACATAGGTGGCATTGCTCAAATGAAGACTTCCAATATTCTTTATGCCAAACCCAACGTCGCCTCCTAGGGCTAAACAATTTTCGATGTGCGCATCTGCGACACCATCAATGTAGAACGCATGGTTTTTGCCGTCCATAATCATTTCCTGTTCACATTAGTTAGAAAGCTGCTGAGGAATATTTTCTATCGAATACTCATGTTCTTGCTGGTGATGTTGCGGAAATCCTATGAAATATAACACAATGCTCTTTTAAAAAACTCGACAAGCATTTGGATTATATCAATCAGATGTATACCCGTTATAGGGTGACTGTCACAGATCTGTATCGTTAGCGTACAAAACCATCTTCCTTGAATTCAGTATGTTGCAAGCTGAACCTGTTGCTACCTTCTTGAAAGGTTGTTTTCCGAATACTTGTAAAACATTAAATAGGATTACCAATGCCAAAACCGGACCGGGGCGTGCTTCAGCAACGGCCACTCCCGCCGCCAATGTTCATAGATAACCCAGACTTCAAACCATACATCCGCATCATGCCTGCCGAAGGCGTTAACGAATGGCTGCATGCCGAATTCTTGAGCGAAGACGGCAACCTGCACAACCCTGACCATGCGCACCTGCTGGAAGCTGACCTGTGCTTTCTCTGGGCGTCGAATGTGTTCGAGAAAAAGGGGCGAGCCGTACTCGGTCAGGCGGAAGAGGTAATGATGCGTGCCGGCGGATGGCAAAAGGCCCGGATGGAACAACAGATGTATGAATGGTTCGGGCGCATTCCTGATTTCATTATCACCCTGGCGGCAGATTACTGTGCTCAGTGTTCGGATCTGGAGTTCTGCGCGCTGGTGGAGCATGAGCTGTACCACATAGCCCAAGAGACTGATGAGTTCGGCGCACCGAAGTTCACGCGGGAAGGGCAGCCGAAGCTGAAACTGCGCGGCCACGACGTGGAAGAGTTTGTCGGTGTTGTCCGGCGTTACGGTGCCAGCCGCGATGTGCAGCAGTTGGTGGACGCGGCGAACAGGCCTGCGGAGGTTGCCCATCTGGATATTGCCAGGGCATGCGGAACGTGCCTGCTTAAGCTGGCTTAAATTTTGACTGATTATGACAGGCAGGTAACCAATGGCGGCATTAAAAGGAGAGGTCAAAGCCTTTATCGTCCAGTCGTTAGCCTGCTTTGATACTCCCTCTCAGGTAGTCGAGGCCGTCAAGAAAGAGTTCGGATTCACGATCACCCGCCAGCAGGTGGAGTCACACGACCCGACGAAAGCGAACGGGAAAGGCCTGGCGCAAAAGTGGGTGGACATGTTCAACGCTACCCGTGAGCGCTTCCAGAACGAAATCTCTGATATCCCGATCGCCAACAAAGCCTACCGCCTGCGCGCGCTGGATCGTATGGCTACCAAAACAGAGGGCATGAAGAACTTCGCTCTGGCCTCCCAGCTTATTGAGCAGGCCGCCAAAGAAGTGGGCGACGCCTACACCAACAAGCACAAGTTCGAACATTCAGGGCCGAACGGTGGAGCCATCGAAACAGTCACCATGAACAAAGACGATTACAAAGCTGCGCGGCGGGAGATGCTGGAGGATGACGACTGCTGAGCAAAAGCTTTTCGCCCGCCGCGTGGAATGCGTGGAGGACGGCCTGTATTACGCGCGATACTTCTTCAAGCAGCGTACTGGCGGCAAGATGATCGTCGCGCCGCATCACCGGGTGATCCAGAAGACACTGGACAGGGTGATAGATGGCGAAATTCAGCGTCTGATTATTAACGTCCCGCCTGGTTACACCAAAACCGAGCTGGCCACCATCAACATGATGGGGCGGGGGCTGGCGCTTAACCAGCGTGCCCGCTTCATGCACCTGTCTTACTCCCACCAGTTGGCACTGCTCAACTCCTCCACCGCACGCGGCATGATCAAATCGCAGGCCTATCAGGCAATGTGGCCCATGTCGCTGCGCGATGATGCTGACAGTAAGGCGATGTGGTGGAATGAGTTCGGCGGTGGGGTGTACGCCAGTTCTGCAGCCGGGCAGGTTACAGGCTTTCGTGCCGGGCACATGGAGCCAGGCTGGCAGGGCGCGCTGATCATCGATGACCCGGTTAAACCCGATGATGCCTATAGTGAGATAGTGCGCGACGGCGTTAACAATCGCTTTAACGAAACCATCAAGTCACGTCTGGCGATCGAAACGACGCCGATGATAGTGATTATGCAGCGCATCCACTATCAAGACCTGAGCGGCTACCTGCTTCGCGGCGGTTCCGGCGAAAAGTGGCATCACCTTAATCTGCCAGTGCTGATCAACAACAGCCAGGCCTACTCGGCACAGTACCCGGAGAACAGCCACGCCATCCCGGTTGACCACGGATTGCCCGATGGCTGGCTATGGCCATTTAAGCACAACGAGACCCACCGCGTTTCCCTGTTCTCGCACCGGCGCACCGCTGAGGCGCAGTACATGCAGAAGCCACGGCGTTTCAACGCCGAGGGTGCGCTGTGGAATGAGGCGATGATCAGCTCCGCCCGCGACCTGCAGATCCGTTTCGATAAGGTTCGCTCGGTAGTGGCCATCGACCCGCAGGCAACCAACAGCGATGAAAGTGATGAATCCGGCATCGTTGCCGCCAGTGCGTATGGTGCTGGTGATAAAAAGCAGTTCTCTGTCGATGGAGACTACAGCGGCAAGTATTCACCAGCTGGCTGGGCAAAAAAGGCCATGTGGGCTTACGAAGAACACGAAGCCGACGCGATCGTTATCGAAACGAACCAGGGAGGCGATATGGCTGAGGAAACGCTTCGTAACGCCGGGTACAAAGGTCGCATCATTCGCGTGCATGCCAGCAAAGGGAAATATGCCCGCGCCGAACCGATATCTGCGCTCTATGAGCAGGGCCGCGTTGCGCACAACGGCAATCTCTATGTACTGGAGAATCAGCTAATGGAGTACGTGCCGGCCACTGCCAAAAAGTCGCCTGACCGTCTCGACGCGGCGGTGTACGCACTTACAGAGCTCGGCGGCGCACAGCCGATGGGCATGATGATACCTAAACGCCTGAGAGGGCATTAACACGCAATAACGGACCCCCGGCATGAACAATAACCTTCAACTCGCCGTTAACCATGCGTTGGCTGATGCCAGGTTTGCGCGCGCCCGTATGCTGGCGGCTAACCCTACGATGGGGCTGGATGCCAAACGCAATTCGGCATGGTGCGAATACGGATTCAAAGAGGATTTGACCTTTGATGACCTCTACAGGCTGTACCGCCGTGGCGGTATCGCTCACGGCGCGGTGCGTAAAATTACCGGCACATGCTGGCTCAGTAACCCGGAGATTATCGAGGGTGAAAAGGCGGACGAAACCCGCAATGTGACTGACTGGGAGCGCAGGGCAAAAGGCATTTTTACCCATCGCTTCTGGCGTGCATTTGCTGAGGCAGATCTGCGGCGGCTGGTGGGCCGCTACTCTGGCATCCTACTGCACATACGCGACGGTAAAGACTGGAACCTGCCCGTCACCAGAGGTAAGGGGCTGGAAAAGATTACGGTGGCATGGGCGGGAGCACTTGTGCCCGTGGAATGGGATACTGGCCTGAACTCGCGCACCTACGGGCAGCCGAAGATGTGGCAGTACATGGAGAGGCTACCGAACGGCAGTACCCGGCGCGTGGATGTGCACCCTGACCGCGTGTTCATTCTGGGTGATTACTCCACCGATGCTATCGGCTTTCTGGAGCCTGCCTATAACCCCTTCGTCAGCCTGGAGAAGGTGGAGGGCGGCTCCGGCGAATCGTTCCTGAAGAACGCCGCACGCCAGCTGAATATCAACTTCGACAGAGAAATTGAGTTCAGCAACCTCGCATCCATGTACGGCGTTAGCGTCGAAGAGCTGCAGGAGAAGTTTAACGAGGCCGCCGTTGAGGTTAACCGCGGCAACGATGCGCTGCTGACTACCCAGGGCGCAACGGTGACGCCGCTGGTGTCCGCTGTCGCTGACCCCGGGCCAACCTATAACGTAAACCTACAGACGGCCGCCGCCGCGCTGGATATCCCGACCAAGATCCTCGTCGGTATGCAGACGGGTGAGCGGGCCAGCACCGAGGACCAGCGCTATTTTAATGCGCGCTGCCAGTCCCGGCGCGGCGATCTGTCGTTCGACATCGAAGACCTGTGCGACAAGCTGGTGGCGCTTGGCATTCTCGACGCGGTGCCGCAGAAAACAGTTATCTGGGATGACCTGAACGCAAGCTCAGGCGCTGAGAAACTGGCTTCCGCCAAACTGATGGCCGACATCAATAGCGCTTCCATTGCCACTGGCGAGCAGCCATTTACCGGCGAGGAAATCCGTGTGGCCGCCGGGTACGAAGGCTCACCTGAACCGCTGGAGGAGGACGATGAAGAAGAGGAAAACGAAACCTCCGATTCTGCCGGGAAATCTTAACGATCCCACAGGCGCTGACCGCCTCGAACGCGGCGCGATAAACGAGTTCGGGAGGCGAATAAAACGTATCGCAAAAGCTTATCAGGGCATTCTCGACCGCATACCTGCATCACCCGCCGTAAACCTTCGCTACACCTTCGACCTGGACACCTCGCTGCTTTCGATGCTGCTGGAAAACGCTTCCGAGCTTGTGGACGAGATCCTTTATGGCGGCAACGAAACGAACTTCTGGTACTGGCGCGATTACGTGAATCAGGCGTACCAGCGTGGCACGGCACAGGAATTCGCCAATCTCTCGCAGCAGTCGGCGGTGTATGACGCCGGACGGGAGAACCTACAGCAACTGCTGCTGAGCGAGCCGTATCAGCGCCGCCTGCTGCTGGTGCGCACCCGCGTCTTTGAGGAAATGAAAAACCTCAGCGCACGGGTCAAGTCGGACATGGCGCGGGTGCTCACCGATGGTATGGGTCGCGGGCAGAACCCCCGTGATATCGCGAAGCGGCTCACCGAACAGACAGGGATTGAACTCAGCCGGGCAAAGCGCATCGCCCGCACGGAAATCACCACGGCGCTGCGCCGCGCCCGGTGGGATGAATCAGACGAGGCCGAAGCGCAGTACGGGATTATGACGCGGCAGATGCACCTGTCCGCACTCAGCCCGACGACGCGGCGTAAACACGCACTCCGTCATGCTCACCTTTACACGACTGAAGAGGTGCGCGACTGGTACAGCGTTGACGGCAACGCCATCAACTGCAAATGCACGCAGGTCGCGGTGTTGGTGGATGCTGACGGCAGGCCGTTAAACCCGAACGTCATCGACATGGCGAAGAAGCGGCTGGAGAAGGCGCAGAAAGCCGGTCTTGTCGCCAACCACTTAGATTGCGGCTGCGGTCACCATCACGCCGCATAACAGCGAGAAATCAGCATGCCCTCTCAGATTCATATCAACCATAAGGTCGATAACAAAGCCATTCGCCGCGAAACGTATAACGACCGTGAGCACGTGGTGATCCCGAGTTACACCCTGCCAGCCAACGTCATCATGAACGAGGAGTTCTATCCGGAGGCGGAGATCAGCGCGAACTACCGGACCCTGGAAGGGACGCTGGCCCCGCTGGGCCACCCGATGGTGGATGGTCAGTTCGTCTCTGCTTTTTCCCCTGAGGGGCTGAACGTGGGCTTTATAGGCGCGTGGAACCGCAACGTCAGCCTGCAGGGGAACCGAGTTTATGCGGAAAAGTGGATCGACGTGAACAAAGCCATGGAATCCCCAGGCGGCGTGGAGCTACTGCAGCGCATTGAAGCCATCGAGAAGGGCGAAACGACCGATCCTATCTGGTCCAGCGTCGCCGTATTTCGCGAGCGCACCCCGGCACCCAAAGACCTGCAGGAACAGGGCGCGAAGTGGGTGGTGAAAATCCACGCCATCGACCATGACGCCATTCTGCTTCATGAACTACCCGCAGCGGGACCAGAGAAAGGCGTAGGCCTGATGGTCAACGCTGACCTTGCCACGCCACTAAAAGCCAACTCCGGTGCGCTGGTGGGGGAATCCTACCGGGAGCGTGAACAACGCCTCGATCGTGCGGCTAAGGCCCGGTTCGCACCCGGCGAGAATGAATACGCCTGGGTTGCCGACTTCACCGACAGCCAGGTGGTCATCATCCGCAACGGGGGCAATGCCCAGGTGTTCGGCTACACCTCTGAGGGCGGAAAAATCTCCTTTGACGACACCGGAACACCGGTCGCCCGCCAGGAGTCATGGGTAACCGTCGTAGCCAACAAAGTTAAATCTCTCTTCACCCCGCAGGACCAGCCTGCAACCAACCATCAAACGGAGGGCGACATGCCTTTAACCAATGAAGAAAAACAAGAGCTGATCACTGAGATCGGCAAGGGCCTGGCCGCTAATTTCGCCGATGCGCTGAAGCCTGTAACCGAGCAAATCTCAGCCCTTCAGGCCAACCACCAGCAGCTTGCCGAAACCCTCACTGCTAATTCCCGCGCGGAAGAGCAAACCATGCGTGACGCAGTACAGGCGGTACATGGCGAGCTTGTGGCTAATGCCCTGTCAGGTCCGGCACTGAAAGAGATGTTCAGCAAGCTGGGTACTGCCGCACCGCTGGGCACCAACTCCGCGACGCAGCCGGGCCAGACTGGCGCTCCGGACCCGTCCACTTACTTCCCGGCCTAACCGAGCAGGCTGAACAGTTACCCACTTTTAAAGGAGACCGGCATGGCATCCCGCTATCGTCGTGTAAATATCGACGGGCAGTCACTTTATAAGACTGAAACCCGTACCACTGCCGCAGCCCTTTTGCCGGGCACTGCGGCGACTATCAACGCTGATGGTCAGTTCGCACAGGCTGGTGCGCTGACCGGACGCCTCTACATTATCGACTGCGCCTACCATCAGGGCCTGGGTATTCGTGACGCCGTCCCGGAAGGCGATTCCGCTGTAGGTAACTACGTGGAGGAGGGGCGCGAACTGGCGCTGTTGTGTGTGCCCGGCGCGTACAAAAAAGACAGCCCGATCAAGCTCGGTGCTGCTGGTCAGTTTACGCTGGCCACTGACGATACCGATGCGGTGATTGGCTACAGCCAGGACGAAGCCACCATTGCGGCAGGCGCTACCGATTTCATCCGCGTTCGTATGCGTGCCGGCACTGCCGCCGCAACCGCTGGCGCATAATTTAAGGACACACGCACATGTATTTTTCCCGTGAAACCCTGGCGACTAACCGCCGCCTGCATCAGCACTGGAACTCCCTCTGGGCCCAGCGCAACATCTGGGACACCTCCCACCAGCTTATGGTTAACCAGTACCGCGGCGTAATGGATGCCGAAACGCTGGCGGCCAATGCCCTGGCGGGTGATGGTCTGGGGCGTGAGTTCTGGGCTGAAATTGACCGTCAGGTTATCCAGTTGCGCGATCAGCAAGTCGGTATGGAGATCGTCAACGACCTGATGAGTGTTATGCAGGTTCTGAACATCGGAAAAACCGCCAAGCTATATAGCGTGGTTGGTGATATTGCTGATGATGTGCAGGTCAGTCTGGACGGTCAGCCGCCATACTCTTTTGATCATACCGAATACGACAGTGACGGCGACCCGGTACCTGTGTTCACCGCTGGCTACGGCGTTAACTGGCGTCTGGCCGCAGGCCTGAACACGGCGGGTATTGATATCGTGCTGGACTCGCAGGCAGCCAAGATGCGTAAGTTCCATAAACGTCGCGTTAAAGCTTATCTGGACGGTAACGAAACTATCAAGGTTCAGAACTATCAGTCTCAGGGGCTGCGTAACCACCGCAATACGGCGAAGATTAACCTGGGATCCGGCGCTGGTGGTGTAAACATCGATCTGACCAAAGCCACGCCCGCTCTGGCGCTGGAATTTTTCGGTCCAACGGGTCCGTTCGGACTGACCGCCCAGGCGAATCAGGTCACGGCCTATGATGTGTTGTGGCTGAGCTCGGAAATCATGGCAAACCTGTCGAAGCCGTACACCATTGAGGTCGGTAACGGCTCAAATGCGATCGTGAGCGGTACCGTTCTTGATGCCATCCGCAAATTTATGCCGGTGAAGGATATCCGCATGACCTACGCGCTGAAGGGTAACGAGTTCCTCGCCTATGAACGCCGTCAGGATGTGGTTTCGCCGCTGGTGGGTATGGCCGTTGGTGTCATTCCGCTCCCGCGCCCGCTGCCGCAGAGCAACTACAACTTCCAGATCATGTCTGCAGAAGGTCTGCAGGTGAAACGTGACGACGAAGGCCATTCCGGTGTGCTTTACGGCGCAAACCTGGGCTAAGGAGAAGACATGGCTAAGTACGAAGTGATCCGCCCATGGCACGGGGTGACGGTTGGTGACGTGGTGGAGTTTGAAAGTCTCCACCCGGTATTGAAACCGAACGTCCGCCTGATGCGGGGCGAAGCGGGTGGCACGCTCAACCCGGCGACGCCCGGCGCGGGAAACGATGGCACTGACGGTAAATCCCGTAAAGAGATTATCGCCGCCCGTCTGAAGGAACTGGGTATTGAGTTCAAAGGCAACCTCGGGGCTGAAAAGCTCTCAGAGCTGTTGCCGGATGGCGAGCTCGAAGCGCTTTTCCCCGCTGAATAACAGCCGCCGCTCAGGCGGTTTTTTTATGCCCCGCTCCGGCGGGGTTCCTTGTGTCAGGAGTCAGCCATGGTAAATCCCGAACAGGCGCAGCAGTACCTCAGCGGTCAGGGGATTACCCTGCCTGATTTCGTGCTGGCGGCGCTGGTGGATCAGGTTAACGGTATTGAGGAATGCCTGAGCCAGCATTATGCGGCATCAACAGCAATGCTTATCCAGCTTTACCTGCTGGCACTCATGGGACTGGGGCAGGGCGATAAATACCTCTCCAGCCAGACAGCGCCAAACGGTGCGGCCCGCTCGTTCCGCTACCAGTCGTTTCCCGATCGCTGGAAAGGTGCACTCAACCTTTTACGCGGTCTGGATAAACACGGATGCGCAAAAGATTTGATCCCGCCAGACCCGACGGCGGCCCCGGCTTTTGCTGGCATCTGGATCGGTAAAGGCGGATGCATGAGCAACGGGGGCCGCTGATGGCCCTGATATCCGTCAAGCAGCGTCTGCCGGAGCCGTTTACGAAAGTCTGGGTTCTGACCGACAGCGGCAGGAGGGTGACCGGCTACGTCAAAAGCAACGGCGAGTGGTTCATCTTTTGTCGTGAGATCGCCGCCACAAAGCCGGAAGTACTCCGCTGGGAGGAACCATGAGCGCTACAGCTAACTGGGTTTATACCAGCCTTGTTACGGTCTATCCGCGTGTCTATGACGACTGGTCAGGCACATGGACGACCGGCACACCGTACCTCATCGACTGCACGTGGGAGGTGAACCAGGAGGAGGCGATCGATGATGCCGGGACCGAATTCACCACCAACCTCATCATCTTCACCGAACTGAAGCACAACGGCGCAGACGTGCGTAAACCGCTGCGTAACGATTATGTTGCGGTAGGCGACACCACGGGCGAGCCGGACCCTGTTAAGGCGAAAGGCGACGTGATCCGGGCGGTCAAGATGTGGGATATGTCGTTCTTCGAAGAGGAGCCCGACTACAAAATCCTGACGTCTAACCGCAACTCCCTCGGGGCCTGATTTTACAGGAGTCAGTATGCCGGTTAAGGGCATCAAAAGCGTTCAGATGAACACCAGAAAGCTGCTCGGCCAGATAGCCGGACCAGTGACCGAGCGGGTGATCACCGAGGTAATGATTGTGGGGATCGGCTATGCCGCCCAGATTACGCCGATGGACACCTCCACGCTGGTAAACAGCCAGTTCCGTGAGCTGCGCCCCATACCGAAAGGCATGACCGGGCGTGTCGGTTACACCGCCAGCTATGCCGCCCGGGTCAACGCTGCGCCGGGCACGCTTAAGGGCCAGCCGCGCGCGAATGGCAACGGCAACTACTGGGATCCGAACGGCGAGCCTGAATTCCTGAAAAACGGCTTCGAGCGTGACGGCATGAACGATATCCGGGCAACCATCCGGCGAGGATACAAACTATGAACCGCAGCGAGGTATACGACGCCCTGCGCGTCTGGCTTCAGCAGCACGGCTTCGATACAGGCTACCGCGTGCAGAAGCGATTTTTCATGGAGCGTCCGGACTCGCAGAGCGAGCGCTATCTCATTATCCAGCAGAACGGTGGTGGAGGTGACGAGGAAGCTGTCTCCCGCGACTACTTCCGCATCATCCTGCTTACCGGACAGGATGATCCCGGTATCGATGCCGTGGAAAACAACGCCGATGCAATTCGCCGGGCGATGAGCCTGGAGCATCAGACCGAATGCATCATCCTGATGCAGCCCGTAGGCGGGGTCCCCGCTTTCAAAACCGAAGAGGGCCGCGTGGCCTTCGAAATCACCTTCAGAACCATCATTTCCCAGTAACGGAGTAAAAACTATGGCCGGATGTGAATCAGGTGCATTCACGGGGCTTGCTGTCGCCGTTTATTATGCGATCAGCTGCCCGGAAGTACAGCCTGCGGCGAATCAGTACAAGCGCCTCGGCATGATGCGCGGTAAAACCACGGGTGTGGAATGGGAGACTGCGGACGCGACGGGGGACCAGAGCGCGGCGTTTACCCAGGAGAACATCACCACGTATAAAAACGTGTCATTCTCCGGTGACGGTGTGAGCCGCAAAGAAGCCATTTATGGTCAGAAGGCCATGAAGCGGCATGTCTACAACCCACCAGCCGATACCAGCAACCAGCCCTATGTCTGGCTGAAAATTATTTCACCGCTGGATATCACCGAAGGCCCATTCCTTGTCACGAGCTGGCAGGATGAATCGCCGCATGATGACGTGGCGACCTGGTCGCTTGAAGCATCAAGCGCGGGTAATGTTGATGTGCGCGATGTGGGTGACCTCATCACCATCACAACCCAGCCGCAGAACCGCACGCTGGAAGAGGGTGACACGCTCACACTGACTGTGGCGGCCACCACGACCGGCAATTCCCCGCTGAGTTATCAGTGGCAGAAAGATGGCGCGGACATTAGCGGTGCGACCGCTGCGACGTACACGAAAGCAAACGTGACCGAAGCTGACGACGGAACCTATTCCTGCGTGGTGTCATCCTCCACGGCCAGCAGCGTGTCGTCCGGCTTTGCGAATGTGGTCATCACTGTTTAATAACAGGGGCTCCAGCCCCTTTGAGGTTTTATGGTTATCACTGATATCGGCCAGGCGGTGATCCGTGCTGGTGGTCACGGGATATTCCTCAATCCCTCATTTCTGGCTATATCGCACATGGGTGAGCCGGACGAAATCGTCAGGCTGTATGTCACCGTGCACGCCGGGCACTACCCGACGCATCGGATAAGCGATCCGGCCATTTTGCGCGACGTGATGGCACGTTGCTTTGCCGAGATGGCGATAGCATCTGCCCGCGTGGTCGCTGCGTGCTGTGCAGAGAATATCAGCCAGGTCACCGGCACCTACGCAGTCACAACAAAAGGGAAACTCTCATACCGGCCCGGCCTGCTGCCGGTTGCAGACGTCATTGAACTTGCGCGTCATCTGATCCGTCACGGTGTAATGGGTGACCAGCCCCCGGAGCAGGTGAAGGGGCAGAAAAGCGAGTATTCCAGTAAATTTGATGTCCGGTCATTCGTCTACGCCGCCGTGGCACACCTTGGCATGAGCGAGGCGGATGCCTGGAACATGACAATGACCAGTTTTCGCGCCGCGATGAATGCGAAGTTCCCGGTTAAGGAGAAGGACAGGATCCCGACGGAAGAGGTCTATGATGAGGTCATGGACTGGGCTGACAGGATGGTTGAGATGGATGCGCAGCGGAATGAAACAAAAAACTCCAAGCTTAAAAAAACGTCTGTCAATTAGGATTACTAAAATTCTATAATTGCTGTATACCTTTGTATTATAGATTGTTAAAGGCCTTTTGGAACAGCACACACATTGTGGACAAAAAATGAGCAGTAACTTTCCTTTTGAAGTTGCATTGCCCTCTGATGAGGATGAAGAGGCCATTGAAAGGGCTGAATTGCTATTCAAGCATTTCAAGGAACGCTACGATATGGCGCTTGCTAGCGTTCGTCGTTTGGAAGACAAAGCAAGTAAGATATTTGGTTCCATGAGTACATTTTTAGCTGTGATGTTGCTTATTATAAGATACTGGTGGCCAGACCTTTTTGGAGAGGGGGTTACGCCTCTGAAAGTCATTATCTGGGGTACTCTGAGCTTATTTATGGCATCCTGCATCATTGCTTGGGGCTTTGTATTTAGTGCTATGCAACTCAAAGAGTTCGACAGGCCTTCTATTGATTTTAAAGCACTTTGCGCTTTTTACCTTCAAAAACCACGCTACAATACGCTCAGTTTGTACGCAAAAGAGTATGGTGCCCTTACAGAGAGTATAGAGTCGATTCATCAAGAAAAGGCATCATTGATTAGAAAATCCTGTGAGTCGATATTGTATGCAGGTTGGTTATTTGTAATATTTATAATTTCGGTGACTATACTCAAGGTCTGCTAAAAGGAAACGAGATGAGCGATAACAAAAAAAAATCCACCGGCAAAGATCAAGGTTGTCAGAGGTCAAAAGATTCAAAAATTAGCCGACGCGATTACGTCAAAGATTCTGAGCAAGATATAATGCGTCAGTTTGATACTGATTCTGATGTGCCACCCAGCAAGAAGCTGTTTGAGAGTGATGATAAGCCTGCCAAGAAGTAACCAGACCCGCTTCGGCGGGTTTCTTCATTACTTGAAAACGTCAAATCAGCGGCAGGCGTTGCGCTGTCGTGCTCACCTGATAGGATTAGCCTCATCTTTCATTGATGGGACATGGATATGAAAAAAATAGCCGCTACGGTTTTGTTATCAATTTCGCTGGCGGGGTGCGCCAATAACCAAGGGCTAAATCCTGTTTTAGGAACTGATCGATATAGTGGTAGTAAGACTGTTTTGATTCAGCCTCATGGCGCAGACTGTCAATCAATGCAGTGCATTGCTTTAGGTGCATTCTGGACCGAAAGTGAGAAAGATAAAGCTCTTCTGACTATATCTTTAATAAATACATCAGATTTTATTCGTAATGCTTATCTCGAAATAGACGGTAATCATTATGCACTTAAGGATGGAGGGGATCTAACACGGTATGAGCATCCCCTTTCAAACATGCCGGCATATAGTGAATCAAAAAAAGACTATGTAATTTCGCTTGAGGTGATTAGAAAAATCACCAGCGCAAAAAAGGCTTGGGTGTTTGTTCAGACTGGTTCTGGAATGCTTTCAGATCCGATAGTTGACGCGCAAGGAGATAGTAAAGCCTATTATGCGATGCAAAGATTTATTCAAGCCATACCCAAATGATTTTTTTCATTTTTAAGTAAAACCTCGCTTCGGCGGGGTTTTTTATTGCCTGGAGAATTGTGGATGGAAAATGTAGGCGGCATTTATTACGAGATCAAAGCTGATACTCATGCGCTGCTACAGGCTGATAAGCAGGTAGAAGACATAACGAATAATATGGAGCGCGGTTTTGAGAGAGCGGATGATGCTGCCGACGGACTCAATACCGGGCTTAGCAAGCTGGCGTCTGCCCTGAAAGCATTTATAGCGGTATCTGCATTGCGTGAAATGGCTCGCATGGTGCAAAGCTATCAGGAGATGGCAGAGCGCGTTCAAATGGCCACCTCCAGCCAGGATGAATTTGAGCGAGTTCAGAAACGCCTGCTTAATACTGCCAATGGCACTTATCGCTCACTGGCTGAAGCGCAGGAACTTTACATTCGAAGTGCGGATGGCCTGCGTAGTATGGGCTATTCAACTGAACAGGCGATCGATGTTCAGGACTCTATGTCTTACGCGTTCGTAAAGAACGCCGCTTCTGCCGAGCGAGCTGATTCCGCCATTAGTGCCTTCACCAAAGCGATTAATACCGGAACGGTCTCAGCAGATCAGTGGGAATCTATCACTACTGCCATTCCGACAGTTATTAACGATATTGCAGCGGCCAGTGGCAAATCAGCTGCGGCAGTCCGCGCCCTTGGCGCATCAGGTAAACTTACAGCTTCGGATCTTACCGAGGGCCTAAAGCAATCACTTGAGGCAAATACGGCTGCCGCGGCTGGTATGTCCAACAACCTTGTTGATGCCAGTGTGAGGATGCGGACCGCTGTAACGGCAATGCTGGTGGCAGTCGAAGGGCAGACCGGTGTTATTCAGAGCTTCACAAACAGCATTATCACCGCCGCCGATACGATCCTGAGCTTCTCTGAGAACTCCGAGGCCATGACAGGCTACATCGACAGCGCAACACTGGCCGCCAAAGCATTCGCTCTGGTAATGGCTGGCCGTTACGCCGGATCGCTCAAGGATGCTCTCAGCGGGAAACTGCAATCAATTGCTGCTACTCGTCAGCAGACAGCGGCAGAGAACCAGTCTGCCCAGTCACTGCTTATTGCGGCTAACGCAGCGCAAAGAAAAACCCTGGCCGACAAAGAGGCTGCATTTTCAGCCGTAGCGCTGGCTCAGGCAGAACTGAATGTCGCGCGCGGCAGTAACGCCGAAATGACAGCACTGGAGAACCTGAGCGCTGCGAAATCACGGGCTCGGGCTGCTTCACTGGCGCTGGTTGAAGCGGAAACTGCCCAGGCTGCAGCTTCTGCCAGGGCTGCGAATGCGGCACGGGCTGCATCGGTTGGATTTGGCCTTGCCCGTGGTGCTCTTTCACTGATTGGCGGTCCGGCGGGGGTAGCAATGATTGCTGCATCTGCACTACTTTACTGGTGGCAAACAGCTCAGCAGGCCCGGCAGGAAGCGATTGCTTTTGCGGATGGGCTGGATAAGCTCAATGCCTCCATGAAATCGATGAGCAATAAGCAGCTTCGTGGAGCCATCTCAGATGCTAATTCGGCAATTGAAGGCCAACAAGACGTAATATCTGATCTAACCGATGAAATTAAGGAATTAACGGCTAAACGTGATGACTATATCGAAAAGGGAAAACAGTTTGGCACAACAGTTGAGCAAGGGAATGGCCTGCTTCAAAGAGCTGCTAAATTAACCGATCTGATTAACCAAAAAGAACGTGACCGAGCTGAAATACAGGACAAAATAACCCGTACCACGCAGGCACGAAATGACATGGAGTCCACGCTCAATAACAACATACTTACCTCGATGGGTGTACATGATCAGCTCATTGAAAAAGGCACCACCCTGGAGAAAGTTCAAGGAGCTGTTGCAAGAGCTTTCGGTAACACCGCCGATGAAATCAACCGGGCCAATCAAGCCGGGCAGAACTTTAATCCCAAATCACTACAAATCTCTCCGCCGACTGCTGATGGCGACAAAATCATTCTCAACCTTGAAGAGCAAAACGAACTTCTGAAAATACAGGATGATCGTCAGCGGGCAGTCGCAAAAGCCAGAATGGCGGCGTCTAAGGTTACTGACAACACTAATCAGATCGCGTCAGCTGAACGTCTGGCGGCTGAGAATTACGATCTACAGGAAGCGGAAGAAGCAAGGCGCAAAGCTCAGCAGCAGAGTGAACAGCAGGGAAAAAGCTCAGCCACTCAGATGGAATCCAACACTCAGAAAATTGCTGATTATAAGCAACGCGCAGAGACTGCTGCCGGGGCAACGCAGGATTTATCCCGTGAACAGGCCATGCTGAGAGCTGAGCAGTCTCTCAATAAGAGTGCTACGGCCGCGCAAATTGAGGAAATAAGGAAATACGCTGCTGCTGAATGGGATGCTGCTAATGCTGTTAAGCAGCGTCAGCAGGCTGAGCAAGGTAAAAAGTATGCAGAACAGGAATTAGTAGCGAAGAAAGTTATGCCTGATGCAACAACAGGAATTGCAGGGGATCCACTGGCTCAGATTGATCTTCAGGAGCAACAGAAACTTGCAGCGCTAGCCAAATATCAGGAGATCGATAAGCAAAACACACAACTTTATGAGGATGCCAAAACAGCCATACAGCAACAGGCTGCTAACCAGAGAATGGCAATTGCCATTGATGAGCAAAAAACCTACCAACAAAACCTGAGCCAGCTACTTGGGGCAACATCAGATTCTCTTGGGGCAGTTGCTGACGCGATAGGTCAAGCAGCTGGTAAATCAAGCGCGGCATATCAGGCAATGTTTGCTGTCAGCAAGGGTTTTGCGGTGGCGCAGGCAGCACTGAACATGCAAACCGCGATAGGTAACGCAATGGCTTTGCCATGGCCAGCTAACATTCCAGCCATTGCTCAGGCCGTGGCGGCTGGTGGGCAGATGGTAAGTGCAATTAGTGGGATATCTTACAACGGAGGCCGTCGTTACGGTGGAAACGTCTCCGCCGGCAATGCCTACCGGATTAATGAAAGCGGTGAGTCAGAGATATTCCAGGCGGCTGGTGGTCAGCAGGTGTTCATACCGGACCGATCAGGGAAGGTAATTCCAGCTGATAAGGCGGGTGGAGGTGGTGGGGTGGTGCAGCATATCACCTTCGAAATAAACACCACTGGTGGCATCGATCAGGCAACCATGAAACAGATTGAAGGGATGATGAAACGGGTCGCGCTATTCCACATGAGCGACCAAAGCACTCGACCGAACGGGATGCTGCAACCGAGGACTAAACGCTAATGCCAGAAACATTCACCTGGACGCCGCAAAGGAGTTACAGCGTTGATCGCACACCGAACGTAGCTGTCGTCAAACTCGGCGACGGTTACGAACAGCGCCAGGTTAAAGGGATTAACCCGCTGATGGATAAATACAGTCTGGTTTTCCGGGGTGTGGACGGTAAGTGTCGCGTTAATGCGGCGAAACAGGCCGAGGCTTTTCTGAAAGCGCGAATGGCCGTTGAGTCGTTCTACTGGACACCATCCATGACAGGAGTGCGAGCACTGTTTGTCTGTCGCTCCTGGAATATGGTGAAGAACGGACCGCTGTACGAACTGACGGCCACATTTGAACAGGTACCTCAATAAGCCGCCTCTGGGCGGCTTTTTTATTGGAGTTTTCCCGTGCGCGATATTCCAGCCGAACTCATTATCGAAAGCGTTGATGCCGGAGTCGGCGCTTTCATTAACCTCTTTGAAGCGGATTTGCAGCCTTTCGGCGGCGATATTCTCCGCTTCCACTCCGGCACCAACGGTTATTTCGGCGATGTCATCTGGCGCGGAATGGCTTACCCGGCATACCCGATCGCCGTGGAGGGCTTTGAGAGCAAAAATGAAGGTACTTATGCCCGGCCCATGATGGCGGTCGCGAATGTATCGGGCCTGATAACCGGCATCAACCATGACTTTGACGACATGCTCGGCGTGGTGATCACCCGGCGGCAGGTGCCGGTTAAATACCTCGACGCGGTGAACTTCCCCGGTGGCAACCCGGACGCCGATCCGACGAAAGAAGCCGTATCGCGCTATGTCGTGGAGGAAATGACCGAAGAGACGTTTGAACAGGTCACATACTCACTGGCGACGCCCATTGACTGCGATAACGCCATCGTCCCGGCGCGCACCATTCTGGCCGATGTCTGCCAGTGGGTTTATCGCGGTACCGGGTGCAATTACGACGGGCCACCTGTCGCGGATGAGCGGGACAACCCAACCAGTAACCCATCACTGGATAAATGCTCTCACCGCCGTTCCGGCTGCCGCCTGCGTTTTCCCCGCCCCGAAGCGCTGCCAATCAGCAGTTTCCCCGGCTCTCAGAAGGTTTCCTGATGCAAGAATGTCTGGATTATGCGGCCTCGTCGCAGGGTGAGGTGTGCGGGCTGATTATCGACAGTGCACGCTTGTTCCGCTGCCGTAATGTTCACCCAGACCCGTCGCATTATTTCCGCATCAGCGACAGCGACTGGATGGCGGCGGAAGAGGAGGGCGAGATAACCGCGATTTTCCATTCACATCCCGCACCCGTTCCGGTGCTGTCAGGCGCTGACCGTAAGGCACAGGTTTTAACAGGCCTGCCCTGGTGGCTTGCCTGCGGCGGACGGTTGCATAAATTCCGTCCGGTGCCGCACCTGCTGGGCCGCCGGTTTCAGCATGCCGTCACTGACTGCTACACGCTTTTCAGGGACGCCTATCACCTGTGCGGCATTGATCTGCCTGATTTTGAACGCACAGACGGCTGGTGGTTGCGCGGCGAGAATCTTTACCTAAAGAACATGGCAGCTAACGGCTTCCATCAGGTGGATGCCTGTGAGGCGCAGCCTGGTGACGTGATTATTCGCCAGCCATTTCCCGGCGCGGACCCCTGCCACGCCATGATCATGCTTGAAGGCGGTAAGGTGCTTCATCACGACTGCGCCGGACATCTCAGCAGGCGCGAGGATTACCGCATGGCCTACCTGAAGCAAACCCATTCCCTCTGGAGGCATGAACAGTGCTTATCTTTAGATTTGCGGGGCATTTACGCCGACATTTCCGCCAGATCTCAATGAATGTAGACACGCCGGCGCAGGGGCTTCGTCTGCTGCTGGCCCAGTGTCCGGACTTCAAAAAAGACTTCATGAATTCCCGTATCCGTATACGTGTGGCGGGTGAGGACGTTACAGAAGATAACGCGCGCTGGCATCTGGACAGGCATCTGAATGAGGGTTCCACGGTGCTCTTTGTCCCTGAGATTGACGGCGCAATCACTGCCGTCGCTGCGGCATGGATTGCTGTCGCCGTCTCAGTAGCTTCCGTTGCCTATTCCGTCTACATGTCGCGCAACATGAAAACTAAAACCTCTGCGGAGGCTGCGGAAACCAATACCATCACCAATAACTCATTCACCAGCGCTGAGAACCGGGTGGGCCAGGGCCGGCCAGTTCCCATACTGCTGGGCGAGATGGTGGTGGGCAGCAACGTTATTTCCCTCGGTATCGACACCTCGAACAACCAGGACTGGACAGAAACAATAAGCTAAGGTGGCGTTATGTCTTCAGGCGGCGGTAAAGCATCCACCCCTAAACTCCTCGACGATAATCTCAAATCAAAACAGTTCTACCGCGTACTGGACCTTATCAGTGAGGGTCCAGTCTACGGTCCGGTAGATCAGTCGCACCTGTCGTCTTTTATGCTGAATAAAACGCCGATCACTGATGCTTCCGGCAACGTCAGCGTTAATGGGATCAGTGTGGCGTGGCGTCCCGGCTCGGAATTCCAGAGCCCGATTAACGGTTTCTCTGCAATCGAAGCAACAACGGTTATTAATACCGAAGTGACCTACGATACACCGCTGGTTCGTACCGTCACCGATCGGGATGTTACCCGCGTGCGGTTTAACGTCGGTGTCACCGGTCTTGTGCAGCAGGACACCAAAGGCAACCAGAAAAACACCTCTGTGACGCTGGTTATCGAGACAAGGGCGGCAGGCGGAGCGTTGAGCCCCGCAAAGACTGTCACCATTAGCGGGAAGATCTCCGGCGAATATCTCGAAGCACATGTGATCGATGCGCCGGATATTAAGCCCTTTGATATCCGTGTTCGCCGCATCACCCCCGACAGCGCCAGTGATTTGCTGTCCAACGGCACCATCTGGAACAGTTACAGCGAAATTACCGACGATAATTTGTCGTATCCGTTCTCAGCCATTGTCGGGGCGGTAATCGACCGGGACCAGTACACCGACACGCCGGAGCGCACCTATCATCTGCGCGGGCTGATTGTTGATGTGCCTGATAACTACAATCCGCTCACCCGGACGTACTCCGGGCTGTGGGTGGGTGGCTTTAAAAAAGCCTGGACGAATAACCCTGCCTGGCTCTTTCGTGAAATCGCGAAAAATACCCGCTTCGGTCTCGCCCGGCGTGCCGGTTATATCGATGTTGATGATGGTGCGTTATATGTTCTTTCGCAGTATTGCGATCAGCTGGTGGATGATGGCTATGGGGGTAAAGAGCCGCGTCTGACGCTCAATGCCTACATCACCGAACAGGCCAGCGCCCGTGATATCCTCGACAAAATCGCAGGAATGTTCCGGGGCATCGCGCTGTGGGATGGTATGCGCCTGACTGTGCTGATTGACGCGCCGCAGGATCCCATCGCCGCTATTACCAATGCGAACGTAGTCGAGGGCAGGTTCGCCTACAGCTCAGCAAAACGCTCTGAACGCTATAACGCTGTGATTGTGTCCTGGACCGACCCGGACAATGGCTGGGAGCAGGTCAAAGAGTACGTCTCTGATGATGATCTGATTGCCCGGCATGAGTACAACGAAACCACGCTGGAGGCGTTCGGCTGTACCTCGCGCGGGCAGGCATGGCGCGCCGGGAAGTGGCTGCTGGAAACCGCAAAGCGGGAAACGAAGCGGGTTACGTTTCAGATGGCGCGCGATGCCATCGGGTTCACGCCGGGTGATGTCGTTGAGCTGATGGATAACGATTATGCGGCCACGCGCCTGGGCGGGCGCATTGTTGCCTGGTCCGGGCGCATGATCACCGTTGATGCTGATGTCTCCGGACTAGTATCCGGCGATGACACCATTTCTGTGATGGGGCGCGACGGTAAGCTGGTTAAATACGCCATCACTGGTGCTTCCGGGAAAGTCATCACGCTAAAAACGGTTCCTGCATGGATCCGCGCTGGCACCGTATTTGTTATTTCGACCAGCGAAGTGGCTACACGGCTCTTCCGCATCCTCAGCATCGCGGAAACGGAAAATAACTCGGTTTACAGCATTACGGCAGCACAGCACGATCCGAATAAACAGGCTGTTGTTGATGAAGGTGCGGTGTTTGAAATCCCCAACGATACCCTCAACGGGTATCGCGTGCCGAATATTGAGAATCTGCGGATCCTGAACACCAACAGCGAAACCGTGCAGGTGACGGCAACGTGGGAAACGGCCACCACCACAAAAAAACTGGTTTTTGAGCTCTACGTGTACGCGGAAAACGGTGCTGTCGTGGCGAAGTATGAAACCGAACAGTTTCGTTATGATTTTTACGGACTGAATGCCGGGAGCTACTCGCTTGGCGTGCGTGGCCGCAATGAAAACGGGATGAAGGGTGCGGAAACGCAGGTCAGCCTGATCATCGGTGCACCACGTCCACCAGCATCGGTTCAGTGGATACCGGGGCCGTTGCAGGCAACGCTGGTGCCGGTTATGTCAGTCACTGCCACCACTGATACATCGTTTGAATACTGGTATGCCGGAGAAACGCCGGTACCGCTGAGTGATGACATTGAAAACCTGACCCAGTTTCTGGGGCGTGGCTATCAGTGGACAATCCAGCGCCTCAAATTCGACCACACCTATTACGTCTACGTGCGCACGCGAAATGCGTTTGGCGTGTCCGCTTTTGTGGAAGCGTCAGGCAAACCCACCGATGATTTCAGCGACATCACCGATGCCATCCTGGAGGAAATGGAGGAGACCGAACTCTTTAAGGACATGATCGAGAACGCCGTCGAAACCAGCGAGAAGATTGCTGGCATGGCTGACGACATCAGGGCGAACGCCGACGGTCTGGATGCGCAGGCGCAACAGATCACTGAGCAGGGCCAGCAGATCGGACAGGTCCGGCAGAACGTTAATGAGTTGAATACCGACGTGGATGGATTCAGTTCCTCGCTGACAAACCTGGAGAAGACCGTGGCAACCGCCGACGCGGCGCTGGCTCAGCGCATCGATACGCTAAACGTCACTACAGATTCCATGACGGCAGGCACGAAGAATAACGCTATTGCCATCATTCAGGGCAATCTGGCGCAGGTCACAACCCGCCGGGCACAGACGGCGAAGAACGTGAATACCTCGGCCAGTATCGATCGGGTGGATACCACCATTGCTGATGCCAGCCAGTCTGTTGCACAGGCGCTGGTGGTACTCGATGCTGCCGCTGGCGGTAACGTCTCAAACGCCACCGATCTGGCCGAAACCATGGCGGACTTCACCCAGGCGGCGGCAACTAAAATCAACTCGCTTTCTGTGACCGTGAACGGCTATTCGGCTTCAATCACTACCAACGCGCAGGCGGTGGCCGACATCAACGGCAACCTTAACGCGATGTACTCAATCAAGGTGGGGGTGGACTCGAACGGTGTTCAGTACGCGGCAGGTATGGGGATAGGTGTACAGAACACACCATCGGGGATGCAGTCACAGGTAATCTTCCTGGCCGACCGTTTTGCGGTAATGAGTCAGGTGGGCGGGGCAGTGTCGCTGCCATTCGTCATCCAGAACGGACAGACGTTTATCCGGGACACCTTTATCCAGGACGGAACCATTACCAATGCGAAGATTGGTAACTTTATCCAGTCGAATAACTATGTTGCTGGCTCAGCCGGATGGACTATCCCCAAAAATGGTTCCCCGGAGTTTAACGACGGAACGTTCCGCGGCACGCTGTACGCGACAAATGGCAATTTTTCGTTTAATGGCGTCAGCAATAAAGTAGTAATTAACGGTACCGGCATCAGGGTCAACCTCGACGACGGTGGTTTTCTTCATCTGGGAGACTGGTAATTATGCCATCAGGATTATTACTTGCCCCGAATGACGGGGGGCCACGGATGGAAATTACCGCCGGGCTGCGGTGCCCGTCATACAGCCTGAGCATTCCTGATACGTGGGATGTGAATCAGTACACGCTGCCAAATTATGTTGCCGGCAGCCAGATCGTTATGATGCCCAAGAGCTGTGTTTACTCCCTTAACCGCGGCACCAACCTCATTGCGTCAATAGCCGTGCTCGACAGCATCACCGTTTCTGGCAGCACGGTAACGCAGAATGTGTGGTGGTCAGATAACTGGGGCAGGGCCAAATCATTTCCGGCGACAGTCTGGCAAATACTGCCTGCATCGTCGGGGCGCGGATTGCTGATCCAGAACAGCACCGATTTTATGTCAATAACCGATGACACCATGGTGGGGCAGTGCGTCTGGCGCGGCACGGTGACGATAAATGGCGCATGGACAACACCGGATATTACCGGACTGTCCCGCGATCAGTATCTTGTGTTCGCTAAATGGGATGCGCCGAACGTTGTGATCGACTACGACGGTGCGACGATTCGTGTGCTGGCCGAACGTGACGGCGACGATGTGGCTGCATCTGCAACCCTGCAAATTGCTATTTTCGCCAGTGGGATTGCGCCGGTGCCCGGCCGCGGACTGAATATGATTAACGCCGCAGGAAAATGCGTTTTTTCAACCACAAAACGCCCCTTTGTCTACCGGAACGCGACATGGGCACCCAACTGGAACGGCACCGATATTGGCAATACGATGATCATGCTGGGACGTTACGGCTATGACAGTGCATTAGCGAGCGGCTGGGACTGGCTCAAATTCGCAGGACTGGTCAGAACAGGAAACGTTGTGCGTTGTGGTAAAGGCAAGGTCAGCACAAGCTGGACGGCGAATTACCCGGTTACCGGCAGACGGCTCACGTCGATTGCGGTGCCCTGCATCGACGCCATGTATTAATTCCACCCCTCATTCTGTTAACCCGCTTCGGCGGGTTTTTTATGACCGGAGAAAATATGATTTACAGCACAGGCACTCTTTCAGTCAGCGGCAACACAGCCACCGGTACGGGGACGAACTGGACGGCTGCTGCCAGCCAGGTCCGCGCAGGACAGACGCTGATTGTTCTCTCTAACCCCGTCCAGATGTTCCAGATTACGGCGGTCAACAGTGCCACCTCACTGACCGTAACACCTGCGGCATCCCCGGATCTGAGCGGCCAGAAGTACGGCATCCTCATCAGCGATGCGCTGTCTGTTGACGGTCTGGCTCAGGCTATGTCGCAACTGATTAACGAATATGACGAGAATATTAGCGGGTGGGAAGCATTCGCCAGTACAGCTGCAAACCAGAATATCAGCGTCACCATCAATGGCGTGAGCATGCAAATCCCGGCTTTGGGGAAGCTGGTGCGGAAGGGTGATGGTGGGGTTATTAGTGTTGCTGATGGCGGAACAGGAGCAAATAATGCTTCAGATGCGAGAAAAAATATTCTCGCAGCGGCATCCGGAGACAATATCGATATCACTTCTCTCAGGCTCACCAGTTTTCGGCTGGCCTCTAATATCCTGTTTACTTCAGATTTGGTCGAGGTCGGTGGATCGGCATACCTTGATTTGCAGCCCCGAAATTCCAACTGGGTAAAGCTGCGTATTATCGGTGGCTACAACACCCGCCGCGGCATAAACGGGGTGTTTGGCAGTAGCAGCTTTAACTTCGACTGGGGCGGTCCGACGGCAGTTGGTGCCAACCCCTTCGAACTGTGGGTGGACGGGTCGCGGATTGGGCAGGTGGCGTTCACCACCTCATCAGATAAATATCTGAAAAAAGACATCGAGTATCAGGATGATAATGCCGCGGCGCTGGAAGAAGTCATGCAGTACCGGGCGGCCTCATTTAAATATCGTGCCCGCGGCGTTCTCGAAGAATCAGACACGCAGTACGGCTTTATTGCCCAGGATCTGGTTGACGTGTCGCCCGATGTGGTTCGCGGTAAGGGACTGGAAAATTACGATTACGATCCTGACAATCCGAGGGCAGGGTATTCGCTTGATCAGATGGCCATCATCATGAAGCTGACGCAGTCTGTCCAGTATCTGCAAAAACAAATACAGAAACTTCAGCAAGTTACAAAACAGACTTCATCAGGATCTTGAACGCCCTCTAAAATATAACTACTGTATATAAAAACAGTAATTATAAAAAGGAGGTACTATCATGCAGCTGCAACGTATTATTTTTCCCGCAATTCCGGTCTACATACCAATCTATGGTGACACTATATCAGCCGGCTTTCCCAGCCCGGCGGCTGATTATATTGAGAGCGGCATCGATCTTGTGTCGCATCTCATCCCTCATCCATCATCGACATACACGCTCCGCGTCGCCGGAGATTCAATGATCAACGCCGGTATCCTCGATGGTTCATATCTTCTCGTTGATTTCAGTCTTCATCCACAGCACGGGGATATTGTCGTCGCTAACATCGGCGGTGAGTTCACTGTAAAAAGACTGGTGACTCATCCGGTGGCTCAGTTGCTTGCTGAAAACCCCGCTTACCCGGCTATCCCCATCTATGACGCCGACGGACTCGAAATCGTCGGCGTTGTCATTTCTGTCATCAACACGATGCACCGCAATGTTCGCCCTCGTTGA